CCCATAGCTGGATGAATCGCTTTCGCCGCATTCTCATCCGGTGGGAGAAGAAACCGGAAAACTACCTTGCCATGCTTCATTTCGTTTGTGCTCTCATCGCATTTCGCTCAGCCGGGTTATTCGGATAGGCTCTAAGTCGAGGAGGATGTCGAAGAACAAGGTGTGCAAGGTTTCTGGGGTCTCGGTGTCGCGGAACGGTATGTCGTTGATGGCGCACAGCGTCTTGATTTTGGCTGTGCGGGCTTGGAGTTCGTTCATGCTTGCATACTCATTGGGATGCGCAGGCGAGGGAAAACGTATTCCACTTCCTGTTTGGCTTCGGCCAGGTCAATGCCGTAGAGGTGGCTGATTTCGATCACTAGCACGACGCTGTACTTTTGCTCCGGGTTGCGGCGTTGAACTAGAAAGAGGAGTTCGCGTGGGGTGACGCCCAGCTCCTTGAGGTACTGGACGGCGTTTGTCAGATTGCGGTTTTCCATTTCCAGCAGATCGGTTTTGGTCATGATGCCCTCCTTTGGGGCAGTGTTGGTATGGGGCGAGAGGTTGTTGATGCTCTGCGCCCGATTCAAGAGAAAGAGAACTGCACCAACAACGCGAGCAAAGCCCACCGGCCTGGGGAGACCGATGGGCTGAGGTGGTGGTTAGTAAATTTCTTCGCCGCATTCCTGGACTTCGAATTGGTTGTTTGGGAGTCGTTTTGCGATGGCGGCTACGTCGCCGCCGCGCCAGGCGATTTCGCCTAGGTGGTAACAGGTGATTTCGTCCCACCATCCGGCGTCGTAGTCGGCCAGGTGGGGGCGGGAGGTTTGTTCTATTTCTCCCGATTTTTCGATCTCGTCTGCTGTTTGCTGGATAGTTCGGATTTGGCACATGATGCCCTCCTTGTGGGCAGTGTTGGTAGAGGGCGACAGGTTGGGAAACTCCTGCACCCGATTTAAGAGAAAGAGAATTGCAAGAGTTACGCGAAGAAAGCCCATTGGCCAGGGGCGACCGATGGGCTGTGAGGTGGTTAGAGCAGAATGTCCCAGAGTTTACTGAGGACTTGCTGCACTTGTTTCAGTGCTTCGGGTTTGTGTGAGCGTTTCACTTGCAGCTCTTTCAGGTGGCAGTGCAGATTGATTTCGCTTAGTGTTTCGGTTTCTGGATCGTAGCAGGTGATGGGTAGTTCGATGTTGTGTTTGGCACAGAGTGCGACGATTTGTTGTCGTAGCGTCCACACGGTTTCCCATCGCTTGTTTTCATCTTGTCGTCGCAGCAGTTGATGGATGGTTTGGGCGGTTTCGTAGGGCATTGTGGTGTATGGCATTGCGCCGACTACCATCGTGTGTTTGTGGTCTATGTGTGGTGAGTCTTCTACGACTAGTTTGTCATTGACGCGCAGGTAAAATCGCTCGTAGGCCATCAGGTGATCTTTTCGGAACTTCCAGGAGATTTGCCCGATGACGGGATGGTCGATTAGGTGCCATTTGTTTCGCGTGATGCGAGTGGTTCCTGCGTGGGCTAGTGTTTTCAGAATGCCTCTGAGGTTGATGAGTTCTTGCGAGATGCGGCCGCCGCCAGCTTCTTTTTCCTGGCTGATGGCGTCGGCAAAGGTCTTGTCACAGGCGGCGAGGCCGGTGACGACGAGAATGAATGTTCCTCGGTTTGTGATTGTTTGCATGATGCCCTCCTTTTGGGCAGTGTCGGTGCAGGGCGAGAGGCTGGAAGGCTCGTCACCCGATTCAAGATGAAAAGAGTCGCAAGAATCACGCGAGAAAAGCCCACCGGTCAGGGGAGACCGATGGGCTGTGAGGTGGTGGGAGTCAGGCAGACAGGGCTGCGGTCAGCGCCTGCTGTTTGAACTGGCGGCGTTGGCGGCGCTGGCGCTTTAGATCGTCTTGATGGCGATCTTCGGTGCGTAGATTGTCAGCGTCGTCGGCCAGTTCGTCGTCGGTTTGGTGGGCATGTTTGCGTTTCATGGGTTGGTTCCTTTCTGCGCCAGACGGTGACGGTGTCCGGCAGTCTGCTGATGATGGGCAGCACCTGTTCGGGCGTCAGGCCGCCGTTGCCGATGCCGGGAAAGTTGAGATGCACCTGGGCTGTCGGGTTTTTGGCGCACCAGTCGATCAGCTCGTCGGTGCTGAATCGGATCAGGCTGGGGCTTGCCTGGTCGCCCCAGTAGTATTTGACTTGGAATGCGCCGATTTTGACGCTGGGCCATGTTTTTGGCACCAGGATGCCGTATTTCACGTGCCGGCCGTCGCCTTCGCTCAGGCGTTCTATGGCGCCGCCCAGGGAGTAGGGCAAGCGTGGGAAGCGTTGGGCTGCTTCCCTGGCGATGCCGCGTCCCATGACGAGGGCGCCGTCTTTGCGAATGGTGCTGTTGGTTGTGACGAGGAACAGGTCAACATGGGGGAATGCTGACCACATGTTGCCGGTTTTGAGTTTCATGCTTCCACGTCCTCTTTGTCTTCGCTGGTGACTTCGTAGGCTGCTTGCCGGGCAGCTTGATCGACGGCTTCGTTGTGTGCGTTGTTTGCGTGACCTTTCACCCAGTAGAAATCGACTGGTGAGTGTCGTTGGATGGCAGTGTCCAACTGTTCCCAGAGGTCACGGTTTTTGATCGGTTTGTTGGTGTCAGCATTGCGCCAGCCGCTGCGTTTCCAGTTGTGCAGCCAGATCGTCGCACCTTTGACTACGTATTGGCTGTCGCTATAAATCTCGACGTGTTGACGTTGTTTGATGGCTTCGAGTCCGGCGATTACCGCACGTAGTTCCATGCGGTTGTTGGTCGTGCGCCGGCTGCGTCCTGTGATGAGCTTTTTCTTGGTTTTGTTGTTGTTGAGTCGCAGTAGTGCAGCCCAACCGCCTGGGCCGGGGTTGCCCAAGCATGAGCCGTCCACGTGAATTATGATCACCGGTTGATATTTGCGTGCCATTGGTTGCCCTCCTTTTGGGCATGGGAAAGAGAAAAAGGTTGACGTGGGTCACGCGAAGAAAGCCCACCAGACTGGGGAGGCCGATGGGCTGAAGACGGCTAGTACGGCAGCGCCATGCCGTGTTCGTCGATGTCGTCGAGAACCTGGCGCACCTGATCTTGGATGTCGGGGCTGTTCGGCTGGGGGCTGCCGACGTCCCAGTAGTCACAGAATGTCAACATGCAGTAGGCGTCGATAGCTTCCTGCTGCTCATCGTTGCTGGCGAAGTCGATTTCGTCGATGCAGTATTTGGCTGTTTCGGTGGCGGTCTGCTGCTGATGGGTTGGGCCGTAGCGGTACAGCAGGACTCGGTCTGCTGTGTAGCCGTCGGCGAGATGCCCGTTGGCACTGACCCGGCGCTGGCGACCGAGTGTCAGGCTGATTTCCCAGATGTTCATGTGGTCGGACACCGCCATGAACAGCATGAGGATGAGGCCGAATGGTAAATGCAACTTGAGGGTCAGTTGCGCATCGTCACTGGTTTGTAGAGAGAAAGAGTTGTTGAAGTGTTTGGTAAACATGAGCGCGTGCCTCCTTATGGGCTGGTCAAGGGCTAGAGTGTGCGGCGCACCCTGCACCCGATTCAAAAGAAAAAGAGCCGCAAGAGTCACGCGAAAAAAGAGGACAGAGCCTTTCAGCCCTGCCCTCTACGCTGCTGACGCTGTCGGATGATGCCCTCGACAGCCTCAGCAATCACGTCGCCGTGGCACGCTGCCGGCTTGCACCAGCAGCCCAACACCACGTCGCCAGCCTCTGCCAGATCCGCCAGTCGCTCCAACTCCTGACGCACCTGACCACCGGCTTGGTACTGCTTTCGCAGCCATTGCCGATAGTTGGCGAGCGTGCTACCTGGCGCGCCTTCTGGTAGTCGCTTGTACGGGTTGCCGAGGACGCTGCCGGCAAATCCCGCACATGTTCGACCGACATAGACCATGCCGGCCGGACGCTCTCGTCGAACGTTGACTACTCTGATCATGATCGCCTCCTATAGTAGAGCTTGGTATCGGGCGAAAGGTTGGAGCGATCCCTACACCCGATTCAAGATAAAAACTATCGCAAGATCACGCGAGGAAAGCCGACCGGCCTGGGGAGACCGATGGGCTGAAACCTAGAGGTTGCACTCGTAGGTTGTTTCTGAGATGGTGAATTCCCACTTGCTGTGGGCTAGTTTTCTCAGCGCGAGTATGTCAGTGATGGAAATGTGATTGGCGGCGTTGGCTCGCCATGCCTGATGGAATGTCTCGGCGTGTACTTTTGACCATCTTTGGTCCAAGAGTTTTTTTCGTGCTTTTCGATACCACTCAAGGGCGGTTTGCGAGCACCAGGAACCACAGAGGTCGTTTGGGGGGGCCAGGAGGTACGCCATTTTTCTGATGTCGAAAATGTCGGTTTCCCGGTTGAGTACTGATGTGATCAAGTTCTTGGCTTCTGTGATCGCATCGAGCACTTCGAAAAGTTTTTCGATTTGCTCTTCTGTCGCGAATGGACTGTCTGTTTTTTCGTAATAAGCGCAGAATGCTTGTTCTGCGCGTTCCATGTGCTTAAGGCATTGAGTTGGCTCGTGAATTGGTGCTTGAGGAGCTGTGGTTGTGATGGTAAAAACTGGAATTGTTACGTTCATGATCACCCTCCTATGGGCTGTCATGGGGCGAGAGTGTGCGGCGCACCCTACACCCGATTCAAGATAAAAAACGTCCCATACAGATCACGCGAGAGCAGACAAGTTGTCATCCGGTCACAAGACGCCAGCAGGCAAGGCGCCAGCGGGCTGAACGCGCACGGACTTTCTATGTGTGGCCGGCGTGAGCGTGTTCGCAGTCGGCGCAGACAAAGGAAGCGCATTTGGACGCATTCAGGCGCGTCGAGTGCGCCTCAACCTTACGAATGGGAGGAAAATTGAACGAATGTACTAGAGGGCGTCAGTATTTCTTTTGGCGACAGTTGTCCCCGAAGCCCGCTATACTTTTTGAGTGTGAGCAAGAGGTAGAGCATGAGTCACTCCTAGGTACAGATGGAAAACGGTTGAGACAAGATGGGGGCGAAGGGCTGTGGACAGGTGGGGCTGTTGCAGCCCTTCGGCTTTGCTGGGGCAGAGCGCCGCATGGCCGCGACGCCGCCACTGGGCAGCCAGCCAACAGGCTACCCAGTGGCGGCGCGGGGGAGACCGATTGCCGTTTAATTGGAGCGGCAAATGTCCCTCCTATAGATATGGAGTTTGGCGCCGGAGGCTTCTTGAAGTCTTCGGAGGTTGAGATTTTTGAGGGGCGTCGGTTTGGGATCGGATGTCCAAAGTAGAAGGTGAGCGGCAGGCATGGGATCGGCTGTCAGGTGAGGGGGCACTGTGGTACGAGCGATTCTGGACCTATGTTGAACTGGGACCGGTCAAGCGTAGCATCGAGGCGTGTTATCGGGCGCGGCAGACAGCAGAGCCTGGGCTGACTGCTGGCAGGGCGCCGAGTGGTTGGAGCACACAGGCGCGCAAATGGAAATGGGAGGAGCGGGCAGCGCGCCACGACGAAGCGTACCGCCAGCGGTTGTCGGAGAAGGACGCCGACCGCAGGTTCTGGGCGCGAGAACAGCGCCTGGAATACATCGAGGAGATGCTACGACTGGTGATGGCCGGCATCCGTGCCGCCAAGCTGGATGTGTCGGAAGACGACGATGCAAACGATGGGTTGAAGACAGAGCGAGCGCGTCGGCTGTTGGGAGTGTTTCGGTCGTTCTCGCATGACTTGTTGGTGGCGCACCGCCTGGAACTGGGCGAGCCAACGTCAATTGAGCAGCGTCGGCAGGTGGAGTTGACCGCCGACGATCTGGCGGAAGCACAGGCGATGTTGGAAGAATGGCAGGCAGGTCTGGTCAGTTTTCATCCTGAGCGGCCAGGGGATGCAGCAGACGGAAAAACATGGCGCCCGGGTGACGGTTCAACAGAATGACGGATCAACTTGTTGTAGATGCCCCTTTGGTGAGCAGGGACTGTTGCAGGAATGGGGTAGGCGGAGTGGGCGGGACTTCAGTTGGTGCGGCCATCTTGGTTGGTGCAGGTGATGGAGAGCAGCGGTGAATAGATGTCAGCAGATATTTTTGAGGTGCTTGATGATCTTCGCGTCAAGGTCAACGAGGCAAACGTGAAGTTGACGAAGATCGAGGATGCCATGTTTGGCAATAATGATTACGGGCATCAGGGGCTGGTAAGACGGTTCGTTGAGCAAGAGGATCGGCTGCGCCGTATAGAGCGCACGCGCATCAGCGTCTGGCAAATGGTGATGTCGATTATGGTGTTGGTCATGTCCGCAGTAGTTGTTGATGGTCGTTCGCAGATCGGGTTGTCGTTTCCGGTGTCGCTGGTGTTGTCCGGTGGCTTGATCGTGTTGCTGATTTCATTTTTGATTGCGTACAGCTCAAGTTGGCGTTCGTAACAGACCAGCGAAGTGCAATGGACGTGCAATGCCTGTTGTTGCGCGCGTAGGTCGTTCTTTGCAGGAGTGGGCGACGTGAATGCCGCATAGGGCAGTGGATGAAGCGGTAGCCGAGTTGATGATTTCGATCTTGTCAGAGTCGTTGATACGCGCACATACCGCCTTGGGATACCTGACAGCCGATTTGAGATTTACCGAGATGGGGGCGTGGCGTCAGGTTTATCAGGAGCATCTTGCACAGTTGTACGCACAACGGGTTCAGTTGCGTGTGCGCACCGATATGGCTGCGGTGAGTGCTCAATCGTACGAGTCTTTGAAGCGGTTGCCGTTTTTGTCTCAGTGTTCGTATGCGCATATGTGTGAGCAGGCGCATGGAAAAGAAGGGTCGAAAGAAGGTGCGACAGCGGTGCTGCCAACTTATTCAGCAAGCAAGACAGCGGAAGGCGCGTCTGGTCGGTTGGTGGTTCCGCGATTGTTGGTGGTGGTGGCTGACGACGCTCTAAATGTCGATCTGGCTTCGTTGCGTGCAGCGGCGCGTACGGGCGGTTTTGAGTGGCAGCGATTGATGTCTCCGACGCGCGGGGAACTGGCGCGTGAGCTTAGTCGGGCGCGGCAGTATGGTCGGCCATATACGTGGTTGCACCTGGGGGCGCACGGTGGGCCGGAGGGCGTCGAGTTGGCCGATGGCGTGGCTGACGGTGTCTGGCTATCGGCGCAGTTGCGTGATGTTGATGTGTTGTTGCTGGCGGCTTGTAGTTCGTCTGCGATGGCGGATCAGTTGGGCATTGTGCCGTGGGTGATTTCGTTTGCAGAGGCAATTGAGACCTACGATACAGCGCTTTTTGCCGGTGCGTTTTGGCTGGCGATGGGGCGTCATCGGCGTGCAGAGGATGCGCTCGATGAGGCGCTCGACGTTGTTTCGTTGGAGGTGGCTGAGTTTGTGCGCAGGCATTGGTGAGTCAGCAGCAAGAGCGGGAGAAAGCGGCATGGTTGGCGTGCAGCCTGAATCCGGCATTTTTCGCAGACCGGTATGTGCAGATTTACAACGCCTCGCTCAAGGCGTGGATACCGTTTCGGTTGTGGCCGGCGCAAGTCTACGTCATGCAGGAGCTGCAGCACAGCCAGTATTTGGCAATGCTCAAGGCGCGGCAGTTGGGCATGTCATGGCTGTGTTTGTCCTATGCGCTGTGGCTGATGCTGTTTCGCCCGGTAGCAACGGTGTTGTTGATGTCCAAGCGCGACGACGAGGCGGTCGAACTGTTGCAGGAGCGGCTGGTGCAGATGTACCGGGCGCTGCCCGACTGGATGCAGGCGCGCGTGGTGATGCGCCAGTCTGCCCACGATTTCTCGTTGTCCAACGGCTCGCGTGCCAAGGCATTTCCCACGTCGGGGGGACGTTCCTATACGGCATCGTTTGTGCTGCTCGACGAGGCCGATTTTTTGCCCGATTTGTCGGGAACGCTCAATGCGTTGCGCCCGACGGTCGATGCGGGCGGTCAGTTGGTGATGATCTCCACCGTCGACAAGTCGCAGCCGATGAGTCCGTTCAAGCAGATTTTCAGTTCGGCATGGTATCACCGCGATGGTGGGTACAACGCATTGTTTTTGCCCTGGCACGTGCGACCGGGTCGATCTGCGGAGTGGTATGCGCAGATCAGGACGGATATGTTCAAGCAGACGGGCACCGACGACAGTCTATGGCAGGAATACCCGGAGACGGTCGAGCAGGCGCTGGCGCCGTTGCAGCTTTCCAAACGCATTCCGTTTGCCTGGCTGGAAAAGTGTCAGGAGAAGGCGCCGGTTGCGTGGATGGGTCGCGGTGCGCCGGCCGTACCGGAATTGCGAGTGTGGAAGCCGCCGCAGCAGGGACGACTGTACATGATGGGCGCCGATCCGGCCGAGGGCAACCCGAACAGCGACGATTCGGCGTGTACGGTGCTCGATGCCGAAACCTGGGAAGAAGTCGCCAGTTTTCAGGGCAGACTGGAGCCGGAGGTTTTTGCGGGCTACATCGACCAGGTTGGGCAGTGGTACAACGGCGCGGCGGTGATGGCCGAGCGCAACAACCACGGTCATGCGCTGATTCTGGCGTTGCAGACCAGTGGCCGGCTGCAGGTACTCAAGGGGCCGGACAACAAGGAAGGCTGGCTCTCCTCGGCGCGCGGCAAGACGATGATGTACGACCTGGCGGCGCAGGTGATTTTCGACGGCGACACGGTGGCGCGCACCGGCGAGACGGTGACGCAGCTGGCGAACCTGGAGTCCGATACGCTGCGGGCGCCGGAGGGCATGGCCGACGATCTGGCCGACAGCTTTGCGCTGGCGCTGGCCGGATGCCGCTGGAAGTTTGTGTCGGGGACGCCGGCGACGGTGGCGCCTCGCGCCGACCGGGTGGCGGCGCTCGACGAAGAGGGCGAATGGTGAGCAAGACAGCAGTACGTCGGCAGACGAATCGGCAGTCGATACGGGAGCTGCGAGCGCAGTGCGCAAGGTTGCATGCTGCGCTTGTGGCGCTGGTCGGCGTCGACGATGCAGCCGGCTGGGATCGGCTTGAACTGAGCATCCGACTGGCGCCGTCGTCGCAGGTGGGCGACCGTGAGCGGGCGCTGCTGGCGGCGGTTGTTGTGTTGCGCGAGATTGCTTTGACAGAAGGAAACGACGACGAGGACGAGGATGCCCAGTATTACTGGTCGCGGTGGTGACGGGTTGGAAGAAGCGGCTGTCGTTCAGTCGGGTGAATCACGTATGACGGTTTGGCAGCGCGTGCGTGCGGCGTGGCGTGTGCTGGCGGCGGGCGATCCGCTGCGTGCGGTGCCGGTCGGATTGCCGGATGATGGGGTCAACCGTCCGTTGGGCACAGCCGGCGCCTACAACGACCGCTCGTTTGCTTCGGTGGTGGAGGATTTCCGCTCTGGGCTGGACGCCTGGCGCCAGAACCCTTATGCGCGGCGGGTGATCAACTTGACCACCGCCTACGTGGTGGGCGACGGAATCCTTGTCGATGCGAAGACGCCGACGGTGCAGCGGTGGGTGCAGCAGTTTTGGGCGCACCCTGAGAACCGGATGCATTTGCGCCAAACCGATTGGTGTCAGGAACTGGCGCGGTCGGGTGAATTGTTTGTGGTGCTTTTCCGAGACGCCGAGCAGCGCATGGTGTATGCGCGTGCGGTTCCGGCCAACCAGATTGATGAAATCGAGTGGCGTCCGGGTGATTACGAAGCGGAGCTGCGCTTTCACGAGGCGCCTGGCAATCCTATCAACATCGCTGAGCCGGATGGCGTCTGGTGGAAGTCGCCGCTGGCCGACCCAGAGGGGGAAGGGCCGTGGATGCTGCACTATGCCGTCAATCGTCCGGTCGGCGCTTTGCGCGGCGAGTCGGATCTCGCCTCGATCTTCAAGTGGCTCAGACGCTATTCGGGCTGGCTTGAAGACCGGGTGCGCTTGAATGCCGCGCTGCGCGCCTTTCTGTGGGTGGTATATGCGCCGGGACGCCGGCTGGCCGAACTGCAGGCGCTCTATCGCACGCCGCCGGCGGATGGCGCCGTGATCATCGCCGAGGAGGGTGCCGAACGGTGGGAGGCGGTCACGCCGAAGGTGCAGGGCGCCGATGCGGCGCCGGATGGTCGTGCGATACGCTGGATGATTGCCGCCGGGTCGCCGGGGTTGTCGTTGGTGGATTTTGGCGAGGGTGAGGACAGCAATCTGGCGACGGCGCAGGCAATGCGCGACATGCGCAGGGCTTTTTTGCGGCAGCGGCAGGACTATTTTGGTTATGTGCTGGCCGATGTGACAGCCAAAGCGCACCGATTGGCGACAGGCCGGCATCTGAATCCAGCGGATTTGCAGGTATCGTTGCCCGACATTTCGCCCGAAGACAATGCGCAGTTGGCAAGTGCGGTCAGTTCGCTGGCATCCAGCTTCAGCTTGATGAACATTGCGCTGGGTAGATCGCAGACGTTTCAGGCGCGCATGGTGCGCTGGTTTGTGAAGTTTTTGGGTGAGCGCATCAGCGAGGCCGAAGTTTGTCAGATTGTCGAAGAAGCGCGGAAGAGTGCTGCCGAGCGTAGCAGGGAGGAGGAACAGAACATTGAAGAGCACATAGAAGATGTGGAGGAGCGAGGCGCGAATACGCCGCGGTCGGTGAAGTATCGGTGAAGTAGGGGAGGAATGGTTGTAGGGTTGTGGAATTCGTGACGCCTACTACCTTACCGTCTCATCACTTTTGACTACCTTGGTCAAGATTCATTCAAGCAAGGAAGGGCATGGAAGATGGAAAAGCCAGGATACAAGACGACGGAAGCGTGGATCAGCGTGTTGAGTTCAGTGCTGCTGATTTTGGTCAGCTATGGGTTGCTGTCGCAGACCCAGGCCGATGCGTTGCATGAGCTGATTGCGCCGGCATTGCCGCTGGTGTTGTCGGTCGTGCCGACGGTGGTCTACGTCGTGCAGCGTTCAGGACTCAAGAAGGAGATTATCAAGACGGAGGCGGCGCAGTTGGCCGCCAAGGTTGAAATTGCGCGGCTGGAGACGATGGCAGCGATGGCGTCTCCGGTGAATACGGCTTATGTGGCGCAGGCCGCGGCGGAAGCTGGTCAGCCAACTTCGCAGACGGCACAGTTGCGAGGTGCGGCGGCGCAGCGTGTGGCCTCGAAAGGAACGGTCTAGTACATGAACAGTGGAAGACGGACGGTGACGCCCGTTCTCTATGGAGACATGATGTGCGTCGCCGGGCTTATGGACAGCGCAAAGGAGGTGCAGGCGGCGCTGGCGGCGCAGTTGGCCGCAGGTGAGGCGCAGGCTGCGGTGGAGTTTTCGGCGGTAGTGTTTCGCCAGGGACCGAATCGCAATTATCTGCGCTTTTATGACGCCGATTTGCCCGCTTTTGCCGCGTCGTTCGTTGGTGTGCCGTTTCTGGGCGACCACAACCAGCATGCGGTGGCTGGTCGCTATGGCACGGTGCTTTCGTCACATTACGACCCGATAGCGCAGGAAATGGTGCAGACGCTGCGCATTACGCGTTCTTCGGCGTTGGCGGATTTTGCCGCCGGTCTGATCGATCGCTTCTCGATTGGTTGGGATTACGCGGAGGTGATCTGCTCGATTACCGGTGGCAGTTGGTTTGAGTCGCCGTATTGGCCGGGCGATCGCGTCAAGCAGGCTGATGGCACCGAGAAGGTGTGCGAACTGTATTTTGTCAATCCGGTCGGCGTCGAGACCTCGGCGGTCAATGTGCCGGCAGTCGAGGGCACGCGCATCTTGTCGCAGTTGGCGGCAGCACGTGAAGCGTGGCAGGCACAGAAGCCCAAAGTGTTTCTGATGGGCGGCCCGCCGTTGTCCGCAGTAGAGGGTCAATTGGCAGCAGGTCCGGCGGCGGGGGAGCCACCTGTCGCCGAACAGGGCGTGGCGCCAGGTGCAGGGGCGGAGAAGGCGCCGGACGCACAGCTGCACGCCGCACCGGCTGACGATGCGGGCGGTATCGCGGCGTCGCAATCGGATGCAGGTCATGACATCGAACCGGATGACGAACTGGATAGCGGGCTGTCGGCAGACAGGTTGCGCGTCGAGCATGTTGGCGGAGTTTTTGAGGAAGGGTCTCAGACAGAAGCAGGTTCAGGAGGAGCAATGAGTGAGGAAGTGATGGGGGGCGAGGCGGTGTTGGCCGCGCAGCAGGTGATGGTGGCGGTCGATGCGGCGCCGCGTACGACGGTGGAGGCGGCGCTGATGGAGCGCCTGCCCGATGCCGCGGTGCAGAAGGCTGAGGCGTATCTTCAGGTCTTTGCGCAGCAGGTGCTCGCCACATATCTGAATGAGAGCGGGCTGTCGGAGCGCGGCAAGGCGGTTGTGCGCACACAGTTGGGGGCGGCGCCGGCTGTGGAGGAGATCGAACGAGCGATTGCGGGGCAGAAGCACCTGGAGGAGAGCATCCGCGCGCAGATGCAGGTTGAATTCGATGCGCAGGCGGCTGCGCTCAGCGCGCATACCACGCAGATCGTTCAGCATGCGGTCAAGGGGTTGACGCCTATTGATGGCGGCAAGTTGATTCAAGTTGAAGACGAGATCGCCAGGGTGCAGTCGACGCTCGACTGGCTGCTTGGCGAGCCGACGGCGCCGCTGCCGCCGCCTTCCATGCGCAGTTTGCGCGACCTCTATCTATGGATGACCGAGGACTACGAGTGGCGTGCGGCGGCTACGGGCTGGACGGTCGATCGCTGGAACGGCGCGCGGTTGGCTGCAGGCGCCACCGCCAATCTGCCCAACATGCTGGTCGAGAGTCTCAACCGTGTGCTCATCGACATCTACAACGATATGTCGCAGTACCGTTGGTACGAGCCGCTGGTGTCGATCATTCCGCATGACGGCAGTACACGCACGGTCGAGATGATCACCTGGAACGAGGTGGCGAATCTGCCGGTCGTGGGTGAAGGTGAACCCTACCGCGAGGCGGCACTGGGCGACGCCAAAGAGCAGCTCATGTTCGACAAGCTGGGCATGTGGATCGGGCTGACGTTGGAGATGATCCGCAAGAACGATCTGATGCGGGTGCGCGAGGTGCCGCGCAAGCTGATGCGTTCGGCTATTCGCACGCGTTCGGCGCGCATGGCAAGTATCTGGACGCGCAACGGCGGTGTTGGCCCCACGATGGCTGATGGCAAAGCACTCTTCCACGACGATCACCAGAACCTGGGTACGGAGGCGTTCTCGCATGGTGCATGGACGACGGCGCGTCAGCGTGCGTTCAAACAGACGCAGCCCGGCAGCGATGCGCGGTTGGGCTTTATGCCGGAGTATCTGCTGATCCCTATCGATCTGCTCGAGGTCGTCATGACCACCTTTGGCTATGGCGCCGGCGACGTTGGCAAGCCGACTGCGGCCGGTACGGCGCAGGAGGTCAACATCTACGCGCTGACTGAGAATCGACCGAAGATCATTCCCGTGCCGGAATGGCTCGACGCCAACGATTGGGCCTGGATGGTCAGTCCGCGTTTTGTGCCCGCCGTGCAGATGGCCTTTGCCAACTTGCCCAATGGCGGCAAGAGTCCGATGCCGGAGATCTTCGCAGCCGAGCGCGACACCGAAGGTTTGATGTTCTCCAACGATACGTTGCCGATCAAGATTCGCGACTGGTATGGCATCGGCATCGCCTCGCACCTGGGCATTGGGAAGCAGAATGTCACCGGTGGCACCTGATCGGACGGTTGATGCGTGACGTGAGCTGACTGACGGCGTCAACGGTCATGTTGGCGCCGTACAGACAGTGTTGATGGAGTAGTTTTGGTTGCAGTGCAAGGTAGTTGATTGGTTGGAGAAAAGGAGTTTTTCAGATGAATCTTCCTGTTCCACTGAGTTTTTCCGGGCAGGCTGTGCCGGCGACGGATGCCGTACACAAGATCAAGTTGCCCTTTGGTGTGATGATCACGGCCGTGTCGCTGGCGCCGATTTCCTTTACCGGGACGCCGACCGGATTCACGGTTGATCTCAATGTCGATGGTGTCGCAAAGTTGGCGGCGTTGGCGGCGAACACGGCCGGGACGCCGGTCAATTGGAAGTCGAAACATCATCAGGGCGCCGATGAGGTGATCCGCGTACCCAAGGATGGCGTGTTGAGCGTCGATGTCAACCTGGCCGATGGCACTACGCCGACCGTCACCTATGACCTGATCATCTGGGTCGTTCAGGGCACGGTGTAACGATGAAAGCGCAGACGGTTGGAGATCGTCTGCTGGCGTTGGAAGCGCGCGTTGCCTGGCTGGAAGAACAGGCGGGCAACGCAACCTTCGATGCGTCGGCAGTGGAAAGTTTGCCGTCGGTGTGGATGGAGTTTGGCGATCTGTCGAAGTACGTTCACATGGTGCGGCTGCTGATCGAGAACGGCTATGAGACGCCGGCTGCGGTGCGAGCGGCGACCGACAAGGAATTGCTGGCGATCAATGGTATCGGCCCCAAATCGCTGGGCGCGTTGCGCGCCGTGCTGGGTTCCGGTCCTGCAAATGCTGGTGCGATGGTTGAGTCTGAACCTGAGCCTGAGCAATCTGCAGGCGCGACGGCGCGCGGCGGTCGTCGCAGCAAGAAGGCGTCGGCAGAGGAAACGTCTGGCGACGAGAACACGGAGGCCAGCGCGTGAGTATTCGACTGCATCAGGCGCGTGAGAGGGTGATCGAGGGTGTACGTGCTGTTTGGTTGCAGGCTCCGTCTGATGGTCTTGTCGATCAGGCGCTGCGTGAGGGGTTGACCTATTTGACAATGCAGGCGCAGGCGCACACGAATCGGTTTGTGGTCAGCGAGGAGGCTTTGACGGACGGCACGCTGCTCAATGTGCGTATGTTGTTGCCCGATCTGTACCAGTTGATTGCGCTCTGGCGCACGGATGCTTCGTTTCGTGCGCTGGAGTACACGACCAACAACGATGGTGCGTCTGTGATGTTCACCGTACGCGACGCGCCCAAGGTGGGCGATGTACTGGAAGCGACCTATCGTCCGGTGCTGACGGTGGAAGGGTTTGACGGTGCGGTGTCGACGTCTTTGTCGGAAACCTGGCAGGAGGCGTGGGTGCTGGCCGGCGTCTATTACTTTTTGAGTGGAGAGCTGATTCGGCTTGCGCTTGGTCAGGGAGCGCAGGGTCAGCGGTTGCCGGGTCAGGGGTCGTCGCAGCAACGCGAAGCACTGATATTGGCGCAGCGATCGGCAAGAGAGGCAATGGAGCAGATGGTGTCTTCATTGCGCACGCCGGTGAAACCGGTGATTTGGAATCGGGGATTGTAGCGAGGGGGTCTCATCGTGCTCTATCAGCTTGTCGCGCCGGCGGAAGTTGAGCCGATTCTATTGGAGGATGCGAAGGTCGTTTGCGTCGTCGATGCCGATGTGATCGAAGAGGATGCGCATATCGAGCGCCTGATTGCTGCGGCGCGTGATTACGTGCAGAACGATCTGGCGGCGTGTGGCAATCCTTTGCGTCTTGCGCTCGAAACCTGGCAGGTGAGTGGATTGTTTTGGCCGCGCAACAAGTGGATCGATTTCTCGTTGTTGCCGGTGGTCAGTCTGGAGGCAATGAGCTATCAGGCCATTACGGATGCTGGGTTGGTCGAAGTTGAGATGGCTTTGGATGAATTTCATCTGCAACCCGGCAATGCGCGTGTGATCCGGTGGGGAGCGCTGCAGTGGCCTGACGTCGTACTCGGTCCTGATGGTTGGCGTTTGAGGTTCACGGTGGGCTACAGCCCCGAATCCGTGCCGCCGGCGCTTTATCAGGCGATGTTGATGCTTATCGCGCATTGGTTCGAGAATCGCGAGGCGGTGCTGGCGAGCAGCGAGTTTCGCGCCGAGTCGGTGATTGTGCCGCATGGCTACGCTGATTTGGTGGCGCCATTCAAGCGGGCGCGTGTGCTCTGATGAGATTGGGGCGTGCGCGGCGGCGCGTGCAAATTCTGTATCAGGTGGAAGGCGCACGTGATGCGCTCAACCATGTGATGCCGGGTATCTGGGTTTCGGTGCTTGATACCCGTGGGGTGGTCACTTATCAGTACAAGCCGAGTGAGCGTCGTGATGTGCGTGCCAGTACGGTGATTACGACGGCAACGGCATGGGTGACGGTTCGTTATCGGCGTGGTGTGACAAGCGCCATGTTGCTGCGTGTCGACGACGCGCTGTGGAACATCATCGATGTACAACCCAAAGAACAGCATCGGTGGATGCGCTTGCTGTGCGAAAAGGTCGATCTGGATGAGGGTATCGCGCAGGTATTGTTGTCGAATCTGCCGTTTGTGACGATGGAGCGGCTACAGCAGATGCTGGATCAGTCGGCTGCGGTTGATGCGCGCTACGTGCATGAGCAGATGACGCCGTCGACTGAGTGGTTGGTGACGCACAATCTGGGCAAGCAGCCGTCGGTGACGGTGGTTGATTCGGCCGGTCAGGTGGTGGTCGCAAGCATTGAGTATCTCGACGAGGATAGGGTCAGGCTGACGTTTGCGGCGCCGTTTGCCGGTAGCGCATATCTGAACTGAGGGAGCCGTAGATGATTGAGGGGCAGATCACCAGTTGGTTGTTGCGCTCGGAATCGGCAGTGATGGGGCTGATGTCGGCGAGCGGGTATTGCTGGGATGATGCGCCAAAGGCTCTTGATCCGCAGGTGATTGCGCGGCGTGGGGACAGCGATGCCGAGTACAACACTTGGGGCACGATTGACTTTGTACGTACGCGGTTCACCTTTGAGTGCTACGCCGGTCAGAAGTTGGCCGTGGTTCAATTGGCGGCGGCGGTATTGGCCGAGATCGAGGTGCTGCGCGGAGGAGATGTATTTTGGACAGCGTTCGAGAAGATGCCCGACCGTGGCTTTCATCGTGAGACGGCCAGGTATCGTCGTGATGTCGAGTTTGAGATAGTACATAGAGGAGAGGTTTGATCATGGCAACGTCATTGACCAGTTATCTGGCGCTCAAGACGCAGTCGGCCAAGGGTACACCGGCGACGGCAGATTTGATTTCAGGTCGATTCCTGACCAGCGGCGGCGGCCCGCAGTACGACTACATCGAGACGATGTACGAGCATTTTAGGGGCGCATCTTCGCGTCCGACCACGCGCAAGACGCGTGCGCAGCGGTCGAGCTACATCGTGCCGTTTGCGGCGCAAGGCAATCTCTATCCGGTGCTGCTTGGCGAGTTGCTGCGCAGCATTGGGTTTGGGGTGACGAGCGTGGCAACGGAAGCCGGGGAACCGGCGGCGCCGATCTACTACACCCATACCGGTGTTGTGGGCGAGCGTGATGCGATGCCTTGGTTGACGGGGATGATGGGGCGCGGTGATGGCGCCGGTCTGTGGGAGCGTAAGTTTGTCGATGGGCGTTTGGAGATGTTGCAGATCCAGGGTGGGCCTAGAGGGTTGATGTTGGGCTTTGCCGGTAGCGCGCTACGCGAGGTGACGCCGGTAGGCACCGAGACTTTTGTTTCTGAGGCGACCGAATTGCTTGTGCCGTCGGTAGGCAGCGCCACGATTTCGATTGGGGGCAGTGCCTTCACCGGCCCGGTGCGTGGTTTGCAGTTTCAGATTCAGAATGAGCTGGACAAGAACGAGCAGCGTTTGTTCGCTTTCGAGCGCGGCGACTTGCAGAACATGGGTTTTGATTGTGCGCTCCAGCTCATGCAGATCGACGTAGACAAGACGCTCTATCAGTATTTTCACCAGAACAAGGCAGACACGTCCGGCCCGGCGGCGGCCAGTATCCCCGGCTCGCTTTCGTTTACCTTCCAGAGTGCCAACAACATCTCGGCGGAAGCGGCGGTGCCCTACAGCATTGCGGTCACGATTCCGTCGGTCGAGATGCGCATTGGCGCCATTCAGTCGCAGCGCAATCAACTGATTCGCACCGATCTGGCGGCGCTCATGGTTGACGATGTGACGACGCCGATCACGGTGACGTTGATCAATGATCATGCGTCGTACGCGGCGGCGTAATCAGCAGGAAATTCGGCGGCGAAAGGGCGGGAAGCGCAGGCGTAAGCGGCGTGGGTCGCTCTTTCGCTGGCAAGAAAAAGGTGTACTCATGAAAAAAACGCTGGTGTGGCGATTCGATGATGAAGTGGATCGGATGCCGATGCAGGCTGTTCGGTTGGTGGTTCGCACTGCTTCGATGCGCGATTACGGCGAGTTTCAGCGGTTGACACGACTGGCAACCGAGATATGGGAGCAAAGATTTCCGTTGCTCAATGGGAACTCGGTGACGGAAGAGGTTGACGGAGAGGCCGCTGTCGATGCGCCGGAGAGCGTGCTGGAGAGCGCATCGGAAGGAAGTGAGGCGGCCGGAGAGAAGCCGCGGCAGACGCGCGCAGAAGGTTCCGGCGTCTATCTTGATGTCTACAGGCGTTGGGCGCGTTTGGTGGCGGCGACTGCGGCAGTCGAGGTGTTGGGCGCAGGCCAGCAGACGCCTGTTTTTGGCAAAGGCAAGAAGGGGCAGCCCGCGCCGGTGGAGATTGATTGGGATGCATCGCAGGATGCGTGGCCGTGGTCGCCTTCCTCGTTGGCGGCGTTGGGATGGGATAAACCCGATCCGATCATGGATGTTCCGACCGACTTTTTCTTTGCCTGGGAACAGGCAGTGCTGGACGTGAATCCGGGCGTCTGGGGGGCGGCGCGCACCAGCGACGCGCCGAACGCGAAAAAAAAGACGGGGTTGGTGGCGATCTACTAGAACGCATCGACGAATTTCTGTTGACTTTGATCCGGCCTGCGCAGGGTGGCTTGGATTTGATTGATGACCTGGAGGCGCTGGATGGTGGCGGTGAGCAGACGATGCCCATTTGCGACGAGGCTCACCTTCAGGTTTTTTCATTTTGGTACCAGATGGGTGGTCTACAGCGTCCGCTGACGCCGGTGGAGGCCGCGGAGACGCCGGCGCCGCTGGCGATGGACTTTATCTATTTGCTGCGACGTTTGCAGCGGTTGAATGAAAGCCGGACGTCGCTTGACCAGTTTGTACAGCAGCGGCGTTCGTCGCTGTATCCCCAAGATATTGAGCATGGTGGATAGAGAAGGAGCGAAGAAGCGTGCGCAATTTGAGGCGATTGCGTGGAAATAAGATCAGGCATCCGTTCGGGATGGGTGACGACTACAACGGCGCGTATGCGATCAGGGTCAAGGATGTCGAGTTGATTGTAATTTCGTCCAACGGTGGTGGCTGGGATCACGTAAGCGTTCAGGGGCCGGGGCGCACACCGACCTGGGAAGAGATGCAGGCGATCAAGGAGTTGTTTTTTCACGATGACGAGATGGCCGTCCAGTTTCACCCGATCAAAAAGAACTACGTCAATGCGCATCCGCATGTGCTTCATTTGTGGCGCTCGCAAACGGAAAAGATGCCAGTGCCGCCGCTATTTATGGTGTAGGGGGGAGCGATTGTGGGAAAGCAGCAGAGTGGAAAGCAGCAGCAGAAACTGCGGCCTCGAGATCCGAATTCTCGGTCTACCTGCTCGGCACAGCATGTAATGTTGTATGGGTGGGTGTTTAC